TATATAACTTATGCATAAATCAATATTAGTCATAAGTGATTTACACATTCCTTATCATCATCCTGATGCGTTAGATTTTTTAAAAGCAATTAAGAAAAAATATTCACCTGATAAAATTGTAAACATAGGTGATGAATGCGATAAACATGGATTAAACATGCATGGGCAGGATCCTGACTTAGCATCTGCTGGCGATGAACTTATTAAATCAAAAAAAGTAATCAAAGAATTAGAAACATTATTTCCTTCTATGGACTTACTTCATAGTAATCATGGCAGCCTGGCATACAGAAGATCATTTAAAGCAGGATTACCAAGAGCTTATATGCGCGGTTATAACGAAGTATTAGAAGTAGGACCCAAGTGGAAATGGCATGAAGAACTTACATTAAAGTTACCTAATGGTAATAGTGTATCGTTTCATCATGGTAAATCTGCAAACATATTATCAGTCGGGCAAAAACAAGGAACCTGTTATGTGCAAGGGCATTTTCATACCAAATATTCTATTGCCTACTGGGGTAATCCTATGTCGTTATTATGGGCTATGCAAGTAGGCTGCTTAATAGATAAAGATGCTCTAGCTTTTGCTTATGATAAAATATTTAAAGACCGACCAGTAATAGGGTGTGGTATCATTATAGATAGTCAACCAAAATTATTACCAATGGTCTTGAACAAAGGAGGCAAATGGAATAAAGTTTGTCCATGAGTGCGTTTAAAAAACAAATTGATGGAACACATTATTCTAAGTTAAAAATTCAACCTACTGAGTATATAATAGCTAACAAGCTACCATACATAGAAGGTAACGTAATTAAATATGTAACCAGGCATCGTGATAAAGGTAAAAGTAAAGATATAGAAAAAGCCATTCATTACCTACAGATGCTACTAGAGAAATATGAATAACGTGTCAAGAATGGAAATACCGAATAGAATGCGTTCTATAAATGTTCGTATGTTAATAGATAACCAACCAATCGTATCAACCATTGATTATATGATTAATGAAGAAGGTGTAACGCCTGTTGCTATATGGGTTAAGACTAAAAAGTCTGAATCTACTTTGGACCGAGAGTTACGCAGCTCAGGCAAAGCTGTATCTTTATTGTTACAGTTTGGTTGTTCGTTAAAAGAAATTTCAGAAACTTTTACTAGAGATAGTTATATTGGTTCTGCTGTATGGTATATACACAAAAATTTAGAAGATATTATAGCTGGCAATCAGCCAGATAAACTACCTAACCTATCAACACAGCCACAAGGCTACACAATAAAATAATGAATGAAATAAAAAAACGTATCATGGAGCATGAAGGCTTCCGTGATGTTGCATATAATGACACACTAGGTATAGCTACAATTGGTTATGGACATATGATATTGCCTGAAGATAACATACAGATAGGCAGCAAGTATTCTAAAGAGTATCTAACTGAGATATTTGAAAAAGATTTTGAAATCGCTGTAAAGGGGTCAAAGAAGCTCATAGAGCAGTATTTGACTAATTTATATACATTAGACGTACCACCTAGCGCTATAGCTAAAATAGAGGGTATTTTGATTGAAATGGTGTTTCAAATGGGTAGACCAAGAGTGTCTAAATTTAAAAAGATGTTTAAGGCTCTAAATCAAGGAGATTTTAATACCGCTGCTGACGAAATGATGGATAGCAGATGGGCTGATCAAACCTTTGAACGAGCTTTAAATCTATCACATATCATAAGGTTATTATAAATGTTACAAATGTTAATCAAGCCTCTTCTAGGAGTGGCTGGTGATGCTATTAGTGGTTACGTAGATACTCGTAAAGCTAAAGCACAACAAAAACTTGTCAAAATAGAAGCTGAAACTGAGATAGTTAAACAGCAAATAAAAGGAGAGATAGATTGGGATGTGGAAGCAATCAAAGGCAGCAAAGAATCGTGGAAAGACGAATACCTCACCATCCTTTTTTCAATTCCTCTGCTCTTGTGCTTTTTGCCTTTTACTGTGGAGTATGTTGAACGAGGTTTTGCAGCTCTTGCAATGACCCCTGATTGGTACAAATATACATTAGGCGTAATTGTATCTGCGTCATTCGGAATACGTGGAGCAACTAAGTTCTTTGGTAAATAATGGGCGATCACATCACATCAGTAGAAATAATAGGTAATGAAAGAATTGCTTTTGATAATGGTAAAGTAGAAGTAGATACAGGATCAAATACATTAGACTTTATTCTAATAGTATTGTTAGTAATGACACTCTATGCAGGTAAAAAAATAATAGATAAATGGATTAAATAATGTGGTTTATAATAACAATAGTTTTAACATTTCATGACAGCGACTTAACTGTTGGTAGAGAGTATAAAGCTGAGACATTTAAAGATACGTGGGAATGCCATGAGTATATTGCAGAACATAAAATAGAATTATTAAGTCCACATATAATTACATACGGTGATTCATTAAAAGGCTTTGAGTTTTACTGTGAGTCCAGGTATGGAGCAGAGGTTTGAAAATTTCAGATGATACAGCAATCAGCATGCCAATGCGTAATCTTATTACAATCATTGGTGCAGTAGCTGTTGGCGCTTGGTTTGCATTTGGAGTTATAGAAAGACTTAACTCTATTGAAACAGAACTACAACTTATTAGTAAAGACTTAGATGCAGCAAACGAGTTTATAGAAGGTGTGCCTAAAGGCGATATGGTTAGTCCACAAGTCCAGGAATTATACATGTTGGTAGAATATCTATCAGGTAATGTAGAAAAGCTAAAAGAACAAATGGAAGGTGAGATACCAATGATATTAAAAAACGATATGACTATACAGTTTCATGAGGAAAGAATAATAAGTTTAGAGGATAAACAAAATGGGAATCATTGAAACAGTAATCATACTGTCTCTCTATGTATATGATGGTGGTAATAAAAATATAGAAGGTTGGTATCACCAGGACAATCTTAGTACATGTTTAGCTGCAAAAAGAACTGCAGAAAGAAACTCAGGCAATCAAGTACAATATACTTGTAGCCTAGAACAATGTTTAATGACTACCGATCAAACTGGTGTTAAGCACTGTGATAAAATTTTAGATTAAATTCTAGAAGATGCTTCTTTAGTACGCCACATACCTATACGTTCTTTAGCAAGACTATAAAGTTCTTTTAAGTGGTCGTATCTAGCTTTAGCAAATGCTAAGTTATCATTATGTGTAAGCATACGATTATCTGCATAAGCTTCTGTGTTACGAGCAGCATCTGACTTTTCATCTGACTCGCTTTTAATTGTATTAAGTAGTATCTTTGTATAACCATCCATTAGTATATAGGCTTGGTTGTATTCAGTAAGTGTGTCTAAGTTGTTTATACAAAAGTTATAAGCTCTTTCAGCAGCAGATTCATCAAGTATTGATTCTTGTCCTATTTTAATATTCTTCTTTGTCTTTTCAAAGTTGTTTAAATCATAAGGCATTTATGCCTCCTTTCTTTTCTATGTAGGATTTTATCCTAGTACATTTTACTATCTCATGCATTGGAAACTGTCGTAAAAACATTCTCTTTGCAGCATCTAGTGTATGTGCATCTACACGAGCATCAACAACTTTACCTTTTTGGTCCTTAGCTTCTATAAACCAATGTCTAGGTGCATTCTGTTGATAGTCTTGTAAACGCATTTTAGCGTCTAACATATCTAAATGATTAGTGTTCATTGTAATACCCTTTCTTTCTTAAATAAATAATTCCATACATGATCATCTTGTTCACCAGTAGCAAACAAACTAATCTTTTTATTCTTTCTTGATTGTATTCTATAAATTGTAGTTCTGGAATCATCTGATCTATTATGTGATGATATAACTATTACAGGTACTTTATTTTGTCTGTTTGGTACACGCATACGACCTTCACTAACAAAACTATAGCTAGTAATTTCTAAATCTTCTAGTAGCTGCATAATCTTTGGAGCTTCTACAGTTAAGTTTTTATCAATAACTTTAGTTAATTTAGCTTCACCCTTTGCATGACCTATAATTATAGTCACTAATTCACCATCGAGTTTAAAGTTTTCAACAGCTACCTTGCACACATTCTCATGATAGCTGTCAAAAAAAGCTGAATCCAGTTCTATGATTTCAGAATCAGAAAGGTATTTTCTGTCCTTTGTCGTCATATTCTGCGTCTACCTCATCGTGGTTCATATTAGATGCATGTAAAAGATTTACTGCACGTTGTACATATTTTACTTGATCACCAAATGAAATATCTTCAGTTCGAGATGCAACCATAATATCATTTACAGCTCTGACTTTAACCATACCAGCATCACGCATTGCAGTATCTATTGCATTACCATGACTAGTAGCAGCTTTCTTTGGTGCATCATTAGCCATAGGATCTTCATCCAGGACCGATAAAGCATCTACAGCTTTAAGTTGTTTAGCTGTATAAGACTTACCATTCTTACTGTAACCATCGAACTCAATCCATGCACCTTCTTTCAAAGTCATTGGATCAGCGCCATCACTCATTAGTGGTGAATTCCAGTAGACAACAATATCGTTGCCACTGAGTTTTGCAGGAATCCAGAATTTTACTTCAGAACCTTCTGAGTAATCCCTTGCATCTTTTTTTAGTTGTGCTTGAAAAGCCATACTTCCTCCATTTAATTTAAGACCAATACCTATTAGCGAGTCTTTTAGTTTCAACATCCCATTTGTACCCATCTGTGTTTAATACTGTATACTCAATGAACTCTTTTGCATTTTTAAACAGTTTGTTAGTTTTTTCTATTTTCTTGAATACACCGAACATAAAGGCACTTTGTTCCTCTACTACTTCAGGTGGTATCTCAAATAGCCCTACCTTCTTATCTGTAGCGTATAAGAGAGCAGTTCGTTTATTCAACAACGCACCATACAATGAAGCTTGTCTAATATGAGCTAGCTTTGTTTTGTATGGATCTGTTGGGAATGCCATTGTTGCTTTAGTATCAACAACTATATCTTCAAACTCAAAGTCTGGTACATAGGTTACTTTGTGTTTTAACCCACTGACTTTAGCAATATATTTCTTGTTATAGTGTAATAACTTTTGATCTTGCTGTATTTTAATAAGTACATTTGTAAAGTGTTGAGCAATTTCACCAACCTTATCTAGCTGCTTAGGTATTACTCCTTGATCTTCACGTAATAAATCTTCAGCCATCTGGCTAAATGTATTGTAAGCTACCTGTTTAACATCAATTGTACCAGGTGCTGTAAGACCTACATGAGCTGCATGTTCTGATGCATTACCCATAGTCATACTGTAGTTAGTATCAGATCTAAGTTGGAAATAGTTACGCATTAACCATAATGCAGGACTATCTACATAATCATTACCACGACTGGCACTATGGCGATACTCCTCATTCAATATAGGATTGGTTTTTTTCATATTACTCACTTTCTAATTAATCATATTCGTTGATTAAATTCAACAAATCATATTATATATTTACTTATGGACAAAGAAGATAAACGAGATATAGCCCCAGTTTTAAAACAAGGCAGCTATGTTCGTGTTATGAATCTTCGTGAATGTTCTCTTGATACTTTACGTAATCGTAACTTAATTTCAAGTATTCAATACTCTGCTGGTCTTAAATATCGTAAATTATATGAAATATCACTTATAGGTGCACGCACTGCTGGTTTATCTGAAAAGATAGACGTAACAGGTAAAGGTGATATAGCAGATCATAAATTAGATGCTATGCAAGAACTAGCTAGATGCAACTCTGTAGTTGGTCCTACATCAGCTATTGTGCTTGATCTTGTCTGTGGTGAAGGTTATTCTATATCAGATTTAAATAGAAGAATGAAATGGTCTAAATACTATGGAGGTCATAGGCTTAGAGAAGCTTTAGGTGAAGCTGCATTCCATTTTGGTCTACAAAACAAAGGTAATACCATACGTGGCTAAGCGCAAACGCATAGATAAATCATTATTTGACCCTAGTATAGAGCCTAGACACCGTTCTCCTAAGCATTTAAAGCTTATTAGAGAGCTTTCTTGCTGTATTTGTAAAACAGATTACGATATTCATGCACATCATCTTACATTTACCCAACATGCAGCTATGGGATTAAAGGTTTGTGACTCTAAAACTGTACCATTATGCATGTTTCACCATATGGAATTACATCAACAATATGGCAATGAACGTAAGTTCTGGTTAAACTACTGTTTAGAACCGACAATTTACGCAGCTTTATTATGGAATAAATCTTGCAAATGAGTTCCAACTCGTATAGTAATTATTACTACACTAGAATAGGTGTGCTCATATGAAACTACCTTTAAAAGTAAAAGTAGGCTATCGTACAATAGATATTGTTTATGCATCCCCTGAGTTCCGTTCAGATAATATGACGGACTGCTATGGACAGTATCTTGATAGACAATCTAAAATAGAAATACAACCAGGACTAAGTCCAGAAGAAGAAGCGAATACTATTATTCATGAGCTTCTACACTGTGTATTTAAATATATTGGTGAAACTAATGAAGGTATGGCACTAGCTGATGGTACTGCAGAAGAACGTGTAGTACTTAATACAGCTAATGTAATCCAACCATTATTCTTTATGGATAACCCTAACTTACTCGTCTATATCACGAAGCTTATTCGCAGCACGACCAGTAAGTGATTTGAGATCATCAAGTATCTCTGACATATCTACTTTTAGTTTCTTGTAAGATCTACTAAAGATCCAACCAAGAATAAGTCCTATTATAAAATACCACATATTTATCCTTTCTATTTAACGAAATGTAGGGAAGCCAATCCTATAAAACCTGAGAGATTCAACTCTATAAATTAATAAGAATAAATATTATATCGCTATATTAATTCCAGAAGGCTTACACTGGTCATCTCTATCAGACTTGTACTTGTACTCGTCAGTACGCCTGAATAT